ACCTTGGAAATATACTTTCTAAGTAATCTGCATCTCCACCAAAAGCTCCGTTAAAATACGGATTTGGTTCAAACACCAATGTGTTTCTTGTTGAAGTAGTTGTTATACTAGTATCTAATGCAATGTTATAACTGTTTGGTGACGTGCTTGTATCTAAAGTGATGCTGTTTACTGTTGCTCCAGTAGGTATTAAGGTGTTATCAAATGAATCAAACAATGAAACATTTGCAGATCCCCAAGGAGACGTTGCTGTATTAACTTGACCTATTATACTAAGAGCTACATTTATAGTAGCGCCTGTTTGATTACTAGTAGTTGTAGCTTGGCCTCCGTTAGGTAAAAATTTACTACTAACATCTTTCATAGTAGTTTCATAAGAGCCTGGATCTAAAGTGCTTTTTTGAAACATTTCCATGCAACTATATGGGTTATATTTAGCTACTGATATTTGATCTTCAGTTGAATAATAAGTAGGAAATATATTAGTAGGATCTGGGTTTGCTAATAAAGTATTTATTACTCTAGGTTGATTTCTATCATCAGTAAAAAATAATAGATCTTCTAGTATATTAACTCCAGTTATAATATTTGTTTGAGAAAAATTTAAAAAAGCACCTTGAACTAATATATTAGACTGATTAGTTAAAACATTTGTAGATATTATAAAGTTTTTAGCTTGAGGATTATATATAAATCTGTTTGGAAAAGAATCAATATAATCAGTAAAAAACAAATAAACTGTAGAGTTTATTTCATCTGAAAAATGTCCTATACATTTTATGTTTGTGCTTTGAGTTAACGTTTGATAATTTTGTATAGAATGATTACCTAAAGTGTTTTCTAAGTTTCCAACTTGAGAACTTTCAGACTTACTTATTTGTGCGTTTCTAGCATCTCTGTACTCACCTTCTGGTAATATACGAGCGTCCAAGTCTTTATTCATCTTGGACTTTAAAAAAGTATTTTGAACTTTAGCCATTAAATTTTAGTGTTTTAACCATTTAGATTTACCTCTCATAACTTGTACTATTTCTTCAAGTTTAATATTAGATAATCTTATCTTAGCGTTTCGAAGAGCTGCTCTTCTATCTTTCTTAAATCTAGCTATTATGCCTTCTGATGTATTGGCTCTATTAGCTAGTAAATTATATGATATACTCATATACATCGCCTCCTCAGCAAGCTTTGGAACTCTAGTATCTAGATCATAAGCTAAGCCATCAGATATGTATTCTAAAACTATAAGTCTGTCTACTAAGTTGCTAGAAAAAGTAAACATACCATCTCTTTCATTTATTCCAAACCAACCGTTTACTTGTGATTTTTGTGGGTCAAGACCATATAGTCTACCCCAATTCCAAGGACCAGATCCATAAAAACCATCAGCATACAAACCGTAAGCTGCATCGTCCCAAAATTGATTATAAGCTTGATTGTTTATTAGTTTGTCATTTGCATCTCTCCATCTTTCTACTGTTAATGAAGTTCCTTCTAAGTCTTCCCCAAAATTATCTTGCGTAGGTATTCCTTTATTGTCTTGTAGTAATTTAGAATAAGGATTAGTCGTTAAATTATTATTTGGATATATAGGTCTTTTCACGCCTAAGTTGTCTATCCAAGACAAAGATACATAATTAACATAGTCTTGAGGCATTATCAATTGTAAGCTTTCAGGTATTGTTAATTCTTGAGATTTAATACTCTTTAAAGTATCATAACTAAATTCTTGCAAAGATCTTTTTGCAAAAAACAATACATCTGATTTTTTAGCTTGTTGTATTATTTTACCATCACCAACGTAACCAACCATGTAATTGTCTATAATATCAGATAATTTAACATATTGATAAGTCCCATAGTTTTCTTCAACTGCATCACCTAATGCTTCTTCCGCTATAGTGCTAGCGTATTGACCACCATCTAGCCTTTTTAATTGAACAACTATATATAAATTTGCAGCTGGAGGATTTGTAAAAGTTATAGAATTACCTACAACACTATAAGCTAATATGTATTCTTGCCAATTTCCTGGAACAGCGTCGGTGCTCGTGTATATCTTAAAATTATTTAAAGCATAGTTGATACTAGCTGGATTCCAAGATTCTACACCACTAGAGTCTGTGCCTCCAAAAACTAAATCTGTATCAAAAGTAGTTATAAAAGTACTTTGTAAACTGCCATCAGCTAGTGTGGTACCTCTAAAGCCCTGCGCGCCTTGGTAGTATTGTTGATTTGTTTCTGTTACTAAACTCATTTATTTAAGATTTTTCGTTAGCTTGTACTTGAGCCGCTTCTTGAGCAGCTACATCTATTATCGTAGGGTCGTTTATAATAACACCTGCATATTTCAATATTCCTATTATAATATTAGTTTGTTCAGAAATGTGAAGCTGAAAATTTACGGCGCTACCTGGATTAAAAATATATTGACCAGCTTGTCCAACGTTAAAGCTCCAAGAAGGAACTCTAGGCATAACAACGCAGTTTACATTAACCGCGTTTGGAGTTGGCAATATTGTTAAACCAACATTGTCAAAATTTGCAACTGTTGATGTGTTAGCAAATGCTATAGGAAATTGATACGTAGGAGCAGTAAGTCTAGATCTTGTAATTTTATTATAATCTCTCTTGCTTACTAATTGAGTAACAAATTGACCGCCTGAAGAAGAAGGTCTAGGGTCAGTGTTTCCTACTAAAGAAGAATTATATGTTGATAATATGTCACCCATCCAATATATAGAAGCAACATAATCTGTTGAATTAACTGCCGCGGTTTGATACCACAATAGTGTTTGAGCATTTAAAGAAAAGTTAATTTCTTTTTGAAATTCATAAAGTTTTTCTTCTTGGTTTTTAAATATATTGAAAAACTCTGTATCGTTTTGTGTATTGTTTTGATTTTGACGGTTTAATTGTGTTCCGTCAGGAAAGTAAGATTCAAATATTTCTAATTGAACCTGAGCAGCTAACCTATTAAACTCATCTGGCGTAACATAACCTCTTTGTTCTTTGTTCAAAATAGACAAGACTGTTGTATATACTGTATTTACGTTTACCATTATTAATTTTTTATATACTAAAAAGGCGGACGAATCCGCCTATATATAGTATCACTTGTTATTTTAGTTTTTTATCTATAGATTTATAGATTTCAACACCTTCATCTGTTTTTAAGAAAGCAGCAAATGCTGAATATGGATTTTCATCAAAAGGTACGTTCATTAATTTTCTATCATTTGATCCCCATGTAAATGTTCTTTGATCTTGAGATAGTTTTATAATTCCAGCTTCTTGAGCTTTTATTGCAAAGTTTCTAAGTTGAACATTATCATCTTTAGCTAACGATATAAACATTTTAGGATTGTTTTTAGCAAATAATAATAAGTCTCTTTTTAATTCTTTAGAGCTCATCGTGTTTACAACTGATCCTTTTTCAACTCTTAATATTGCCTCTGCTTGATCAATGTCTATAGATCTAGCAGCCGTCATAGCATCTATTTCTAAATTTATAACATCTAAATCATCTTCAGCTTCAGTGACAGCGCTAAACTCTTCATATAATTTATTCCTTAAAGGGTGATATAAAGAAAGTAACTTTTGCAATGCAACATCGTTTTTATTAACAGTTAACGTGCCATCTCTAAACATTATGTGACCCATTGTAGCTTCACCTTTTTGTTCGTCTACAAAAGGAGATCCTTGATTTGTAGCGTATCTTAATTCTCTTTGTTGTCCAGTTGTTTCATCAAAATACAATAAAGCATGTTTTCTTGTATGCTTTCCTGGTATTGTTAATGTTAATGGACTTTTATTTTGTTTTAGATAGTAAACTCTATCTTTGATTTCCCAGGTTTCTTTAACTGGGTTTTCTTTTATTTTTGACATAATATAATATAATTAAATAGTTATAAAAGTAATAATTACCCCCGTTAATTTAACGAGGGTAAGAATTACATTAATGGATTTTACAATCCTTGGAATAATACAAAGTTATTAGCAGCTTGAGTTACTAAACATCTTTCAGATAAGAAGTTGATTTGCATCGCATCTAAATCTGAAGTGAAAGCACCACCAGCAGAACCAGTTAACCAAGATTTCATACGTCTGTCATCAGCTTGTGAAGCTCTATAACGCACGTGTAAAAATGGTCGTCTGATGTTTGTACCAAGTACTTGATCATAAACTGTAGAAGTTCCAGCAGGTACTAATACACCTTCAATTGAATTAACACCAACAATACCTCCACGAGTAGAAGCGTCATTTAAGTATTTCCAATCAGTTTTGTAAAAGTCATAAGAACCTCTTCTAAATCCTGAGAATCCAAGGTTAAGAGCCATTTCTTCTGAGTTTTCAAATAAACCAAAAGCAGTTCCTCCAGCGAATCCGCCAGAAATGCTTGCTAGCATATCATCAAAATCAAGAGCAGTTTGTCTCTGTAAGAAAAGCATGTTTTCTTCAATAGCACCTTGAGTATCTAAGTTTTTAAGAATTGCATCAAATTCATCTAATCCAGCAGCAGCAGTAAATCCTACTTCTACATTTCCTCTGTTTCTGATAGCAGCAAATAAACCTTCAGATCCTGGTAAACGTCCAGCTTGATATGCAACATTTCCTGCAGCATGAGCATTTAACTCACTTTCTACCATAGCCATTTCTAGGTAATCTTCAAAACGTAGTCTTGTTTCAGACTCAGCTTTTAAGTACCATAAAAAACCAGAAGCACCATCTTCAGTTGCAACTTCAACCCATCCAATTTGAGCCATATCAGATCCATTTATTTGGAATTGATCTCTCAAAATAAGAGGTGAGTTAGAAAATTGTGTGAAAGAAGGAGTAATAGAAGTTCTTGCAGCTGAATTAGTTCCAGCAGCTCCAGCACCTAAGCTTGTTCCTTTAGTATAAGCAGAACCGTATACAAATATCTTTAATCCAGTTGCAGAGAAACCTTGAGTGGTTAAACTAGTAGCAGGATTTAAACATTGTACATCTACGTTTCCAGCACCACCAGCACCAGCAGTACTAACCATAACAATACACTTTGCTTCTAATCCAGTAGCTGGATCAAGAACTACAATTGTGTCATTTACACTCATAACGTTAAACGCCGTAGCGCCACCGCCGATTGTTATTTTACTACCGTTGTTTAAACCACCAACGTTTGCTTGCGCACATCCGTCGTATGATACATGTAATCTATTTTGTTCAGACCAAATTATTTGATCAGATGTCATTGGCATTTCAGCGCCAACCATTCTTAAGAAGCCAGATAACGTTCTGTTTCCATAACGCTCTACTTCTTGTTCGTAAATTTCTGGTAAATATTGTTGCGCAAAATCATTAGCACCACCATCAAAAGCTAAATAATTGTTAGCTAAAGTTTGTTGGATTTGCGAAGGTACAATACTACCAAATTGTGGAGATAAACTCATAATTTGTTAATTTTAATTAGTTAAACCTTTTTGTTTTAATTTTAAGTTTTGTAGAGTCTGCACCAGAAATAGCTTTTACTTTCATTCCGCCAACAAATACATCTCCTTGTGATTTTCTACCTTCAGTATCACTTAGATTTTTTGATTTGTTTACAACTTCCTTTACAGCATCTGCTTTTCCTTGCTCATAAAAATGAGCGGCAATCTTATCTACGTTTTCAGCAGCATAAATAGCTTTATGATAACCTTTAGCATCTTCCACATTACCTTCGCTGTCTAGGAACTTCCCGACAAGGTTTGTTATGTTAGATTGGCTTTCGGCTACTTTATCACGATTAACGACATTATACTTATATCTTTTATCTCCAACTTTAATATCGAAACCTTCGAAATCGTCATTAAATAAATTTTTAGTTTTTTGTTTAAATAAATCGTGTTGTTGTGTAGCTATTTCTTGCTCCTTATTATATCGGTTGAAAAAATCCATAGCTTTTTGTTGGTCCTGAGTTACGCCGGGTCTCAACTTGATTTCGTCGTAATATTTCTTTTTCGTTTCCTCTAAAAAGTTTTTAGCTTTTGCAACCTCTTCTTTTTTAGCGAGTTTCTTTTTTTTGACTTCTCGCTCTTCGTCAATATCTATATCATAATCAAAGTTTTCTTCCATTATGAAATTAATTTCTTCTAAATCTAAATGTGGTTTAGATTTTTTATAATACTCTTTTAATAAAGTATTGTCATCTACGCTTGTGTAATCAGCGTTTAATCTAGTGTAATCTTCTATAGTTCCACCAGTGTCTTCCATAAAAGAAACTAGCTTTTCAATGTTTTCTGGTAAAGGTTTACCTATTACCTTTTCATCTCTTACAGCTTCTTTTACTTCTTGTTCAATTTCTTTAACTTCATCAGTTACTTCTTTGATCGGAGAAAACCCTTCAGTAGTCTCGTCGGACTCTTGTACAGGTTCTCCCACCTTTGCGCTATCTCCGGATGGTTCTTCCACAGATACCTTCTTTGTTTCTCCGATTTGAATGGCATCGTCTTCTTTTTTTATTTCTACCTTTATTGGCTTTTCTATATTAACGTTTGGATCTTTATTTAGATCTACTTTTATAGGTTTAATTTGATCTTTTTCTACTAGGTTTTTAGGCGTTTTCTTTTTTATTTTGAATTCACCTTCCTGCTTAACAGGTTCATTTGTTTTGATTTCTGACATAATATAATATAATTAAATAATTAATAAATTTAAGCTTGTTGCTCACTCTGCGCCACAGATGGCTCACTTGATGCACCTTGGCTTTCAAAGTCTATAGGTAGTCCATTGTTTTTTCTTTGTTCTATCATTTTACTTTGTTGCGTACCTTCCATTTGTATACGCTTATCTTTAGCTTCTTCTTGCTGTTTTTGTTTTTCTTGTTGTTGTTGAAGTTGCATCTTAGCTAATTCAACGTCAAATTGATGCTGCATTTGCATCTTCTGCATATCAAGCTGAGCTTGAGTTTGCATTTTTTGAATTTCCATTTGAGTTCTTGACTGCTCGTATTGAACCTTAGAGCCACTAATAGCTTCTTGCTTTTGAACCTCGTTCATTGCTATTTTTTCATTAGCAGCAGCTTGAGCTTCACTTTGAGCTACTATATTAGCTTGAGCGTTCTCTTGTTCTTTAACAGCTTTTTGTTTACGTTTTACTTTTAGAAGCTGGTTAGCTAATTTAAGATTTTTTATTTGCCTTAAATCAATAGCGTCTTCTAAGTCAATACCACCTTGTTGTAAAGCAACTTGTATGTTTTGTTCTAACTGTTGTTTTTCTTCTTCGTCTGGTTCTAACTCTAAGAATATTCCAAAATCATGAAGATTTAAATTAACAACTTCTTTTAGAGTGTTTACATTATAGTCACTTATAGAATTAACTAGTGATTCAGCTGTTAGTGGAAACTCTAAAGCATCTGCCACTTTCAGCGCTATGTTCTCTGCAATTCTAAGCGTTAAATAAGAACCAGCTTGCTTTATATGTCTAGTAGCTACATTGGACGCGTTAGCGGCCATTTTTTGTAATCCTACTAAAGTGCTTTTGTCTGGAGTACTACCATCTCTAGCTTCATTAAGTCCGGTTACGTCGCGTATCATCTGTAAATAATATTGATACGTCTGTATTAAGCTTTGTATTTTGCCTTGACCAGAACTAGAGTTTAGTTCTTGAATTGGTACTTTTCCAGGATTCATATCACCGTCTTGCGTGAGTGATCTACCAACAATACTACCAGTTTGGAAATACATATTTAATGCTTCTGCTGGATTATAGTTTGTACCGTTACCTAAATCAACTTCAGCTAAACCATCCATGTCTAAGTAAACACCATCAGGCACTATTCTAGACATAACCTGCTGTAACTTTAAATGAGTTAATTGAATCATATCTGCAAAACCTATACACTTGCTAACTAGTGATTCTATTCTACCTTTGTATATTCTAGGCGCACATATAGAGTAGTTCATTTTTACTTTAGTAGTATCAGCATAAGGTCTTGACATATTCTTAGCTAATTCCCACTTTAACATAGTATCAGTACCTA